GTTCCCTCCTTAATAAGGTCTAGTAATAGACCCTGTAGTTTTTGTTTATTCTTTAGCCGTTCAAACATTTTATGTTCAAGGTCAGTTGCCTCTATATGTACTATGTTTGACACATGCTTTTTACCTATCCTTTCTATTCTTCCATTCGCCTGAACGTATTGCTCGTTGCTTGTCACTGGTCCATACCATATGATAGTGCTCGCAGAAGTTAGTGTCAGACCATGAGCCATAGTTGCAGGGTGTGCTACTAAGACATGTGGGTCTTTTGTGTGTTGGAAGTTATGGAATATTGTATTTCTTTTACTCGCAGAAACCTCACCATTAACTACACCAACACTCCATTGCTTTGAGAGTATTCTCTCTAACATCTTTAATGTTCCAGTTAGTGGAACAAATACTATTACTTTACCACCTACTTCTTCTATAACTTCTTTAACTAAGTTAACTCTAGGTGAACAATCTAATTCTATGTGCTGACTGTCGTCTCCGTATACAACACCACAGCTAATCTGCACAAGTTTCTGCAGTTTAACTGCTTCATTTACAGCTGTTATCGTACCTTCCTGTGCCAGTTCTGTTACATAATGCTTTAACATTTTATCGTGGTGGTCTTTTTGTTCCTTAGTAAGAGCTACTTTTCTAGTCTGAAAGACAGTATTAGGTAGGTCAAGACACTCATCTCTACTATAACGTACTGCTGGTTGTAGCACATGCTTAACAATTTCTATAGACTCAGGTCTTGGTACCCATTTCCATTGTCCAATCTTTAACATAACTGCCTCTCTAAATGCGGTATAAGTTTTGCTAACATAAGGACTTTCTACTAACTTAGATAATGCCCACGCGTCTGTTGGGTCATTAGGTGTAGGTGTGCCTGTCATCATCCATAGTTTAGTATCAGGATATTTGTTTAAGTATTTCCTAACTACTCTAAATCTATTGGTGGATGGATTACGTAAGACCGCCGCCTCATCTATAATAACTAAATCAAACATACCTTTAATCTCTTCAGATATAATAGAGAATCCATCATGGTTTATAATAAAGAAGTCAGCATTAGTTTTTAATAACTTTAATCTTCTGCTACTTGTACCATGTAATGTCACAGCCTGTCTGTGTGGAAATCCCATAAAGATACTATCCCCCCATACTCTTTCAAGAGTAGATAATGGAGATATAATTAAAACCTTTTTGATACAACCTATTGACATGAGATAATCACATGCCCACAGTGCTGATTGTGTTTTGCCTGTGCCTATTTCATTAAGCACCAACGCCTTGTCGTGCATAGTTAAAAAAGCTGATGTCATCTTTTGATGTTCGTAAGGTGTAAACTCCCCACACCAATCGTAATAATGAAGTATCGGAGATGGCACTTTGATACCCAACATCCGTAGCTTACGCGAAGCGGGTATTGTATGTGGTGTGACAACAAGTTGTTGGTTGTTAAACGTTAGTTGCCTGGAGTCAGGTACAACGTCCAACACTCTATTAGGATTGTTTAAGTTTAATGCTATTGCTTTTGCTTTTTCTATTACTATCATTTAATTCTTTCTATATATAGTTTAACTTGGTTAATTGTTTCGTTATCATATACCACAAAACAAACTCCTCCAGCGAGTTCTATTTGTTCCATGCATTGAAGTTGTAAGGCAGTGGGTTTCTTGCTCCTGTCTGCCTTACACTCTACTCCTATGAAATGTCCATTTACACAGAGTATCTTGTCAGGTATACCAGCTCTACCAAATGCCCCAGCTTGTGGGTTGTAGTACCATACCTCTTTACCATAAGACTTTAACATCTTGTCAAGTTTTACTTTAATTTTTCCTTCGGGTGTTGTAACCATATAGTAAGTATACCTAAGCATACAGTACTGTCAAGTATTATAACTTTGCATACTCACATATATTTTTAGCAGGACACCATGGACATAGTCCGCTAGGTCTTGCAGGAAAGTTGCCTGTCTTATAAGATTGATTGATTCTTTCTATACGAGCTAACAAGTCTGCCCACATTAAACTTGTACGATTAGAAGTGTAGGTCTCGGTGTCAGTCTTGCCCTCTTTTAACCATACGAAAGTAGACTTAACCTTTTTAATATTGGGATAGTGCTTGAATACTTGCAGTGCAAACAGTTCTAGTTGCATGAAGTCAGGTCTACGTTTACCTGTTTTCCAATCTATTACTATAGCTGTATCTTCCCTAATGATTAACACATCTAGGATGGAACGTAACCATGCGTCTTTATCCCACCAACCTGTTGGTGTAAGGTTTTCATTAAGACATAGTTGTTGTTCTGCAAGAAGGGTAGCGTCCTTAGTCAGTTCTTGTAAAGTTGTGCAGACTTGTTCATGTTTGCTTGACTCTTGTGGTAACGGGGTAGAGTGTAGCAGTCTATTTTCTAAATCAGCATGTACTCTTTCCCCAAACTTAGTAGCCTCACTACCTGTATCGACAACTTCTTTAGTAATCCTTTGATACTCGTATCGTTTCGGACAGTTCTCGTACATCTTTATAGATGAATAGCTATGACTTAGTTTATTACCCACCTAATATCCTCTTTAATATGTCGTGTTTAAGTAGTTCTAACTGAGCTACTTCATCTAAAGCATTATCTATACCTGTAGAATATTTCATATACTTACCATCTACTTTTAATAATATAAGTGCACCCTCTGTTTTTTTATCTTTTGACTCCGCCTCTAAACCAATTTGTTTTACAAGAGCAATAACGGAATCTCGTTTTTGTTCTTCCTCTGATTTTATTTCTTTACCATCTGTTCCTATTATGTCTGTCATTTTGCGTCTCCATAGTTATAGCCAACCCCACTCTCACAGGCTACAGGTAATCCCTGTGCCCATCTGGGCGAGGTAGACATGATTGTCTCAACGTGTTGTTGTGTGTCCGACTTGTTTTCTTGCATCACGCACACGATTATCTCATCATGTACTTGGAATAAGACTTGATAATGCTTACCTATCTCAACCATTTGTTCTGATACTACTATCCTAGCCAGTGCTTGAACAACATTCTCTGTTACTTTACCACCATAAATCCTAGTCCAATCTTTGTCTTCCAAACTTCCAGTAGTGTTTAACTTCATGTAAGTCCTAGCATTAGATATGTACTCAAATCCATCTGATGTTCTTCTTAATTCAGGGTACCTTATACGTAAACCATTTGGTAATACAATTCCCTCTGAATCATATTTGCATATGCCACCTCCTATAGACCCCATGCCTCCACCAATCATAGTCTCCAATGCATGACCACACGTCCCCCAAAAAGAAACTATGTTGTGGTTTTTCTGTCTATATAAAGTAACAATTCTTTTAGCCTCGTTTAAATCTATGTCCACTGACATACCACCTTGACCCATAGCCAACGTGTCCTTAAACTTTACAGCTCCCATACCATAGCCTAAACCTAGTATGCAAGTCTTCCCTACAAATCTTTCTAACTTATCTTTCTTTGTAATATTTCTACCATATACATCACTAGCAAACTCACTGTACACATCTCTACCCTCTCTAAATGCTTGTACTAAATCTTCTTGCCCACTTATATATGCAACCATTCGTGCCTCAATCTGTGATGAATCACATGCTATCAGTACCTTATCTTTAGGTGCCATCAAAGATTTTCTTAAAGACCCATTACGAGGTAAGTTCTGTAAGTTTAGTTTGTCACCACCTGAAAACCTACCTGTGTGTGCTCCATAATAGTTCAGCATAATAGGTAGTTTACCTCTATCTGCTACTGCTATTAGGTTTTCAGTTCGTGTCTCCTCTATAGTAGACTTGACTCCTAACCTTGCGGATACTAATTGTTGCACTACAGTATTAGGGTGTTGTTGTAAACTTATAAATTCTTTATCTGTCTTAGCAAAGGCATAGGTTTCTTCGCCTGTCCTTGCTGATATCTTCATAGGCGGTGTTACTCCTACATGTGTAAGTAGCTTGGCAAACATTAGATTAGACATAAGAGCTTTCTTTACTTGTTCGTTCGACAGCCCTTTGGTAGATAACGTGTCAAGGAGTTGCTGTTTGTTAAGCTTGATTGTATCCAGGTGAGTGACTAGAAGTTCTTTATCTAGTTCAATAGTGGGGTTGATGTACATTCGTAGGGTTTGGTCAATGACCATAAGTTCTGATGGAGGGAAACCTTTTGATAGTTTCTTCCATAGTTTATAGGTGAGCTCAACATCATTAATACAATACTTAGCATAAGCCTTGAGTTCTTGGGGTGTAAAGTCTGCTTTCCTCTTACCAATGGAATCCAACACTTCAGTTCCTTTTGTACCTAGCTTGTAATATTTTGACAATGCACTCAAGGAACAACCTGTTGTCATACTATGCTTGGGTCTAGCCATAGACATAGTATCAAGCCAAAACTTAGGCTCTTTGCGATACTTCCACCAAAGTATAGACCCATCAAAAACTGTATTATGTGCTAACACACAACAATTCGTTGGCATATTATTGAATGCCTCATCTATATTTTCATACCAACATGTCTTACCATCATTAATTTTAATGGCTACACCTATTACTTCAAACCTATCGTCACGAATGTAAGCCTCAGTTGTCATTTTAGATAGAGAATATTCTCTATCATAATAGGTTTCAAAATCTATCGTTACTATATCCATTACTCATTCTCTTTTATTAGCTTATTAAGATAAGCCTGTGCCTTCTTTAAATCCTCAAATCCCCCCTTCTTCTTCCACCTCACAACATACTTAATAATATTACCCTCTAAAAAATCTAATTTCTTATCAACAATAAAATCCCAAACTTGTATCTTGCCTTGTGTATAATGAATTGGGTTATCTATATTATCTTTTTTCTTCATGATAAGTTCTCTACTTTACTATTGTGTAAACTATATAATGCCACCCCTTTGCCACAATGTAAAGAGTGTTCATTGGTGACACCTACTGCCTCACTTGAAGTAGCCCCCATGCTTAATGCCCCATAAGAAAACTCCTTACCATCTCCGAACGCACATGGTGTAAACCCCTGTATTATAGGAAATGGTGAGTCATCATAAAGAATTAATCCTTTGTCTTTGTCTATGACAACGAGTTGCTGTGTGGTAATCCTACTTGTCCCTGTGCGTAATCCGTATGGATACTTTTCAGGGTCAGCTCCATTAGTAAACCATTCCCTTAGAGTCACAATGTATTTGAGGTAGCCTACCCCTGATACTATGTAAGGTTTGTCATCTCTCATTACATACCATGCTTTGTCTGTCTCCCATTTAAGTGAGCCATCACTAGCCTGTCTGTCTGTGGCTAAAGTTTCGCCGTCCCATACTACTACTGTCATTTGTCTTCCTCCTCATCTTCTGACTCAAAACTAATTAATTGTACTTTCATTCGGTCATTTT